CTCTGAATTTGGAGTTTATACTCCAGATTTGGCGTTGGCCCTTCCACCCCCTCCTTCCCGGAAAACGAGGTTTCTATCTCTTTTTCACTACCACCTCTGGACTTGGAGTTTACACTCTAAGTTTGGCGTTGGCCAATTTTAACTTATGGTTTAATTATTGTATTAATATATTATTTTGGAAAATATCAATTTATTCAATTATCTATTATTTGCTTATTATTTTATTTTTATTGTTTATTTATTAGCAATTTAATTGCTTTGGACAAGCCATTCAGTCTAATAAATCGTTTGACTAGTCGGGTATACCCCCTCTATAGAACATTTTTTAGGTGGACCTATGTTTTTAGGAAAACAATGGGCCGGACTACGAGCCTCTGCAGCTAGCCGAATGAGCAGCGTGTAATCGAGCCAGGAACTTTAGTTGCTCTAATCGTGATTCTTCCTGAACTCGTGCAAGACCAATGAAATACGAAATTTTATTTCTTGCAATCTTGCCGAGGTAACAGAGATTCATTAATTAGTAACATTAGGACTAAATTCCTCGATTACTCCCCCCTCAACGCGCACTTTTATTAGCAATGCATACTCGAGACAATGTGTAATATGGACAAGTGTAATCATTCAAATAAAAAACATTTCAATAATAGTGTGAAGAAAAGTATTTGTCAAAATTCAATAATTAGAGCTAACGTTTTATCTGAAACTAGTAAGTATTTTTTAGTTAACGTTAACACTAAAACAATTTCGCAAGTGTCTTTATCTCTCTTTTGCTTAAAGGATCTGCCTACAATTTTAGTTAAAGGAAACGTGTGCAAGTTTGTTGGAGAAAGACGCAAAGCGACAAAATTGTGTCAGCAGGCATTTGCAACCGGTCATTTCAAAAGTCAAGGAATATTTAGTAATCTTAGGCAATTTGGTAATGTTGACCCTACTAGCGTTGAGTCAATAACTACCGTTATTAATAATATAGGTGTTGCCTTACAACGGATGAAAAAGATAGACAGTGTAAAGGTAGCGCTTATCATGGGTAAAATATCTTTATTATTATTAGAGTTGAATAGCGACACCAGAAGTGAGTTCAATAAATTAGATTGTTTGAGGTTTTTATATGATGTGGTAGTAGTGTGCTATGATATAAAGCAAGAAGCCGCCAAGTACAACGCCCAGGGCATAGAAAGTCTCATGTTTACAGCTATAATGCACCTTGTCCCCGCTAAGATAGGAAAACTGTTAAAGGCAGTATCTGATTATAGTAGCGTAAAAGTATGTGATGATTTAAACGTTATGAATAAGTTTGTTGGAGTAGTTTTAAATGCCATAGAACAAATATGTGTAGATGTCTTCCCCGAAAAGCTAGTTAGTGTAATATCCCCAGTTTTTAAGTTTTGCGAACATTATAAGTTAGTTGTTAAAGCCGAAGATGTTATTAAGCTGGCTTCCGATTCAAAGTTTTTCCTTAAGCCAGAGAATGTTGAGAAAGTTGATGATTTATGGGCTGATATAGAGTCCAATGGTGTTATACAAGACTGGATGAGAACATCAGGTTCGTTAAAAGTACTTGTTACTAAGATAGAGAGGATACGCAAAATTATCGAGCAGTACAAGCATGCAAGTCGCCAAGAACCTTTTTGCTTCGCCTTTGAAGGAGAACCTGGAGTTAGAAAATCAGTACTAATGACCCAACTTGTAGCCACCATGAAGAAGACTACATATACACATATTATAAAAGCAGCAATGGATGGTAAAGACTTTTATGATTCTTATAATAATGAAGAGATATTTGTTATGGACGACGTGGGGCAATCAGGACCTTCTCAATTTAGACCTTTTTTCAATCTCATAGCCCCTGTCAAGATGCCTTTGGATTGCGCTGCTGCCAACCTTAAGGACACAAAATTCTTTACTAGCGAGAGTATTCTTTTTACGACTAATCGTTTCATGGCATTGGAAAATATTTGTAGAAGCGACATGATCGATAATGTGAAGGCGCTGTGGCGTCGAGTGACTGTATTTAAAGTTTACGACAATTTGGTGCAAGCACATTATTTTAACACGACATCCGACAGGTGGGAATCAGGTTTTGCCAAGGATGTTCACTTATATATGGAAAGGAATAATATATCTATACCAACTAGCATGGCCAGAGACGATGAGGCGCGTGTATTAGGGTGGTTATATGCTATATATGAAGTTTTTAGATCAACAAAAAGTGAGCATTTTAATAGTAATATTAATAGAATATCCACCCAATTAGTAGAGGATTATAGAGACACTTTTTTACAACCATCCTTTATTGACGCAGTAGAGCAGTCTAATTCAAGCTACGTGGCAGCATTAGCAGAATATTACTTATGCGGCGTTTCTGAAATGCTTGGGAAGACATTGGGCCTTGTAACCTCGTTATGCAGTGAATTCATGGAAAGCAACTACATTTACGTAGTGGGCGCGATTTTGGCTTTTCTAACTGGTACTGTAGTTGTTAAAAATTATTCAAGATTTGTAACCAATCGTGTCATGTCGTGTAATGGTAGCTTGCTTATACGTCAGAATGCAGTAAGTAATGCGTCGTCGTCTGCTCTGTCTGTTCAAAGAGCCATGAAGTACATTAAGGTAATAACTGAAAGAGGAGAAGTCACTATGGTAGCTTTGATAAGTGGTCATGTCATATTAACAGCGTCACATATTATGCGTGGTTGCAAATATGGGCATATGACTGTATATAAAACAACACCCCAAGATGATTTTAGAATGCTCGATAATATTCCTATCCGTGTGTTGTGGCAAGACGACATGTACGACGTGTGCTTACTGGCGTATGATTCACATTTTATAACACCATTCAAGAATATTTCCCATTTGCTCGATCTAAAATCGAAGTCGAAAGGTACTTTCCTTATTCATCCTGAAGGAATTGTTGCCTTAGATGGCAGAATTAGAAAACCTGGTTTATTTGAAACGTGGTCATATGACGTGATAGGGCGTGAACATCCATATAAACACGATAGAACAGATAGTATATGGTACAGTGGCCTTCAAGAAGCCGGAATGTGTGGTAGCATAGTTTATAGTGAGGAATGTGGTTTTATGGGCATACATGTCGCGGGCGGCGAAATTGAAAATGAAGGGGCAGCGATTATAATGAGTGGTAAGCGGAAAGAACTGATAGTTAGTTTGCTAAACGATATGCTTAATGTTTCCAAGTATGATGTTGGTGATAAACTAGTTAAAAGTGGAATAAAGTTAGAAGCTAACTTTCATTGTTCTAATCCCAAGAAAAACACAATTGTCAAATCTGAATTATATGGTTTGTTGCCAAACATGAAGGAACCTGTAGACCCAATCATTAATGGGCCACATACCGTGAAAGATTCATTCAAAGAAGCGTTAGACCATGTTGAATACGTACCAGATAAGTTGGCTAGAGAAGCGGTATCCTGGGTGTACTTTGATTTCCAAAAGTTTGATGGGCAACCCCTAAGCGATAAAGAAGTTATTAAAGGCACTAATGTATTGGCAGGTATGACTAATGACACTGCTACGGGAGTGTTTCTTGAAAACGATCGCAATTTATATATAGATTTTGAGAGAGGTGAGCTCACACCGTTGGGACATGAGGAGTTGAGCAAGCTGAGGAAGAAAATTTTAAGCCATACCTTAGACTATGAAGACATAGTAGCAAAAGAAGCCATTAAGATAGAGACCAGGGCATTTAGTAAAAATAAATTTCCACGCACCTTCAGGGTACTTAATATGTTTGTGAATTACGAGCTTAAGAGATTATTAGGCGGGTTTATTAGTAAGAACATTAATAATAAATGGCAGCACGGGATTATGTTGTCTTTTAATCCATATTATGAATTTCACAAAATAGCGTTAGGATGTCAAGGCAGAAACTTGATAGCGTCAGACGTAAAGTTTTGGGACAAGAAGATGGTTGCCCAAATACAGATTTTAATTGCAGATTTTTTAATGGATATGTCGGGATTGGATGAAAAATCAGATGATTATCTTATTCTACACACGTTACTTGCTTCGCTATGTAATACTCCTGTCGCAGTTAATGACGATGTATATGTTACAACTCATTCCCTCCCTTCAGGATGCTACATCACAACCTTGTTTAATAGTTTAGTTCAAAAAGCTTATTTAGCTATATGGTATAAACAGCAAAGACCAGACGATCAATTTTACGACTATAAAAATAATGTGAACACTTATATTATGGGAGATGATATCTTGTTGGCAGTCCATGACAAGGTGAAGCAACAATGCAATGCTTTGACGTTAAAAGAGTCTTACACTAAACTGGGTTTAGACCTTACTGACAGCATGAAAAAAGATGTCACCGAGCCATTTGATCATCTTGATACTTTAACGTTTCTTAAAAGAAGGATAGTGTTCAATTATAGATTGGGTCGATATGTTGGGGTGTTAGATGAAAGCTCATTATATTCAAGTCTGAGTTGGGTTGACAGCACAAAAGATATAGAGCAGGTAATGCGAGACAAAATTGGAGTGTTTCAAAGAGAGAGCTTCTTATACCCGAATTATGAAGAAAAAGTTCGGGAATTGTTTGCAGTTGTCCCCCAAAAATATAAACATTTACAGCTCGATTACAACTATTTATTAGGGCTGTACAATAACGGGCAGTTTGATTATACAACGTACGACGGAGTGTGTCTAGCCTAAGAGGACACCGTTCAATTCCCAGAACGTTAAAAGGGAGTTTAGTATATGTATTAAGCTATTGAGTTCTAAGTCTCAGCAGGAGAGGCGCTACGGGCTTTATACATATACTATCCTATTTAAAAGGACGCACCTGCGCGTCCATCTTGCAACTTTTAGCATTGAAGCTGTTAAGATTATACAAGTGCTACTAAAGAAAACAAAAACAAAGAACAACAAAACTTTTCAACCGGTACATTATCATCTGTACAAACACGACAACCTTATGTGTTAGATGATATGTATAACTTATATCCACCTCTTCGTCCTCAGTTCAATAAGATAGAAATGGACTACGATAAGATTCTAAAAGAGCCATTTGAAGCAGGGGTGTTTTCATGGCCCACTTCCGCACCTAGGAACACTGTTCTTGGCGCAGTTAATTTACCGTTAGAACTTTTAAATAGTGAACTTCTTCAAACTGCGTTCGAACGCTCTTGCTTGTTTAGATCTAAAATACTGCTAGAAGCTGACATTAACGGCACTCCTATGCATGCAGGTATCGTAAGGTTGTCAATAATGCCTTCTTCGTTTGATGCTGGCACAATAACGTTAAGAGATCCTAATATGCTTAGTCAATGTCCGTTTGTTGATATTGTACCAACTCAAACGTCAGCTGTAGTTGTGGGAGTCCCAAATTATCACTCCTCTACTTTAATGAGTACTAGTAATTTTAGTTTTGATAGATGTGGTGTTAGCGGCACTGAATACACGCCATATGCTACCAATTATGCCACAGCTATCTTATGGGTTTTAAATCCGTTAGTACCCGCTACAGGAGCTACCACAACTCTTAAAATCGCTTTGCGGGCTTATTTTAAAGAACTTGAATTCTTTGTCCCTAGATGTCCAAATCTGTACCCTCCCCCAGGTAGTACTGTTTCGTCTTCCTTAAGCGCTTTTTCCATTAGAAATAAAACTAACTCGAAGGGATTCAAGTCGCAGGGCTTATGCACTAACTCTAGCGTTTCAACGTCCGAGATAGCCTTGGCTACAGCGTTGTCTTTTTCAGCATCTTTATTATCGCGAGTTGTGTTCGCCTTAATAGTGTCTTTATATAAGAGAAGGCGTTCAGGTAGGCCTTCTAAAAGGTTTACTGGGCAAGGTATAGATTCAGGTCCTATGCCAACTTTTCAATCTCGTACAACTGAGATTTTGGATGATGTAGCGTCTTATGCAAAGAACGTAACGACAGATTTAATAACTGACGCTAGAGCTTGGGTCAAAAGAATAACAGGGTTTCACAATCCAAATATACCTAATATACAAAAGAAAAATTACATGCAACAACGTAATAATGCTTGGACCGTCGATAGACCAACAGCATACGACAGATTAGACCCTTTTCAAGACTATGTAAGAATGTATTCATTACACGATTACCACACTAATGTTGATGAGATGGAATTGAAACATTTGACTTCCAAGAAACAAAAAGTGGGAACATTTACCGTATCTTCTACAGACGATAGGGGCACTTTACTATGGTCAAGGCCAATTACACCATTTCAAGATGTGCTAGAGAATGGAGGAACGGCTAATATGCTAGAAATAATATCGTCTATGGCACAAGCATGGAGTGGGAGGTTAAAGTTGTCAGTTCAATCAAGTATGACGTCTTTCCAGAATTTAAAGTTGTTGGTATCATGTGATTACTCATGTGCTGTGGAAGTTGGAACTTCCAAACCAGTTTTTGAGAACTTATTTGGCCTTGTAACCTGCACTATGGAATTCACCGGCGGCGGAGAATGGCAGTGCTGCGATCTAGAGTACTACGGAATTACACCACATTTACCTGTAGCTTTAGACGCTCGCACCAATGCTCGTATACATGGGATGTATTATATATCTGTGCTTCAACCATTGTCCATAGCCCCTAATCAGCCAACTACAGCTGAATTTAATGTTTATATAAGTGGGGGTGATGATTTTTCTTTGTATGGATACAAGCCTATAATGTTATCACAGCCCGGCATGGGGCCAATTCCAACAGTTGACTCCAAAACCTTTGCAGAACCTCGGCGTGTGTTAAAAGTCAAACAACATAAGAATCCACGAGTAGATTCCACAGTTAAGTCTTATCAGCAAAGCTCTCAGCATCAACAACAACAGTTTCAGGTTCCCTCGATAGCACCTCAGTCTACTACTACGAATTCTACGGCGAAGCCGATTGCACAGTCAACACCCCAATCAACATCCACATCTAAAAGACAAGAGCCAAAGATGCCAGAAATAGTGTTTAGACCGCAAGGGTGTGACGACAAGGATAAAGTACGGGAGGCGCAAGAACAGATCGAGAAGGTGGCGGTTACTGAAGTAACATGTCAAGACTGCGTTCACCCTGATCTAAGTCCACCTGTGCCAGCGCCCTTCCCCGGGTGTATAAGACCGTTAACTCATGTTCAAGATATAGCTAGGCGCTTAGAACCCTATGAAGATCTTATTTTAGAACTTGAAGCAGATAATCCTTTGCAGCATAGCTGGTCAATCGGCGTAGCTGCCTTACTGGGCCTTGATTTAACAGTCTCCACCAATAACGTACCTCCTCCTCTTGTATTACGCTCACTTTATTACGGCCATGTTGGAGGAATTAAATGTAAGCTTATAGTCGCTGGAGCCTCTAATGTTACAGTGACGTATGTTCCGCCTACGCCATACGCTGCCGCAGACGCTGGCATGCTTGGGTATCGTTCAGTAGATCAAGTGCCAGCTGAGAGTGGAATACCTCTTAGGTCACTACCCATAATAGAAGGAGCTAATTACTTTAATACAGGTGCCAACAACATATCGATGCCGCATGGGACCACGGTTGCCAACAGAGACGGAGGTCCTGTTCATGTCGTCGAGTTTGAGATCCCGTTTGTTAACGCGTCAAACTTTTGCGCCTTCCCTGCCAGGATCTACTATGACCACCTTCCTTATTCAACTGCTTTAGGAGACATTTATATAACTGTGAGACCTATTAGTGTTCGCAAGAACGGAGAAGGTGCTGGTTCAGAATATATTGATATAGTTCCATCAGCAAAGATAATGGTAGGTTTTTCTGATGAAGCACGTTTTGGAATGCAATGCTTCTCTTTATGGCGAAAATTTCCGGCTTCTAATGGCAGTTGGGATTATCCAGGACTTCCAGTTCGAGAAGTGCGACGTAACGCAGAAGATAACGGTGTCCAGTTTGCTTATTTTACCAAAAATTAAACTTAGTGTTGTCTGCTATTAGTTTAATAGTTTTAATATATATAGATTTACTTACGAGTAGTTTGTGATCAATTTAAAAGACAAGACCCTCAATTAATATTTAGAGACTCTGAATATACTTGGGGTCTCTAAAAATACAAGTATGTTCAGGTTTTTACACTTTAC